TCGGAAGAAGTGGCTCGTCTGGTCGGCTCCAGATTTGTAAATATCTCTGAGCCGGAGAAGAAGATCACATTTAATGCAGCTCTCGTAAAAAGAATGACCGGCAACGATACCATCAACGCCCGATTCCTAAATGAGAACAGCTTTGATTTTGTGCCGGTGTTCAAGATTTTTATCAATACGAACTACCTGCCTAATGTCAATGATATGACCTTGTTCCAATCCGGCCGATTGAAGATCATCCCATTTAACCGTCATTTTGAAGAGGGAGAACAGGACCAGGGGCTGAAGGGGCAGTTTGCGAAGCCAGAGAACCTGTCAGGTATTTTCAACTGGTGTTTGGAAGGGTACAAAAAGTTCTGCCAGCGGGGTTTGGAACTTCCGCAGGCTGTCACGAAAGCCACGGAAGATTACAAGGATGATTCTGATCGGATCGGGCAGTTCATTGAGGCGTGGCTTGAAAAAGAGGATGGGTCGGAACTTCGGACGGCAGCAGCATACCAGCTGTACACAAAGTGGTGTGAGGAGAACGGGTATTCCTCAGAGAATCAGAAGAACTTTAAAAATGCTATCGGCGTGCATTTCAAAGTGGTCCGAAAGCGCCCAAAAGGCGGTGGCGGACAGACTACGCTGATCATGGACTGCAAGTTCAAGGAAGTAGAAGATGGTGCGGAAGACCTGACGGTACAGGACGCATATAAGCCAAAGGACAGCCTTTTGTGACCTTTTTTTCTGATTTTGGGTGCTTTGTAGCATGTAGCTGGTTTGTAGCCGAGATTTCATAACCTTTTTTATTATTACTTTCTTTTATAGCTTTCTTATATAAAATTCAGCTACATGGTTGCTACATGCTACATGAGTTGAGAAGAAGAAAGGAAAATAAGAGAATGAACGGAAACCATGAACAGAAACCATGAACAGAGACAGGGCAGGCAGTCTTTGTGAGAGCCTATTTGTGGGCAAGGGCAAAAACGGCCTGCTTTGTGATACATGAAAGAGAGGACAGAACATGAGTAGGATTATCACCTGTGAACAGGTTAGCAATGGCCATCCCGATAAGATCTGTGACCAGATCGCAGATGCCATTGTGACCGACATTCTTCAGCAGGACAAGAACGCCCGTGTGGCAATCGAGTGTCTGCTGAAAAAGAGCCAGCTTTTTATTGCCGGTGAGGTCACCACCGACTATCGGCCAAACTACAACCAGATCGTCCACGATGTGTTCAACCGCATCGGTGCCGAAAAGCTGGGCTGGAACCTGACCGAGCTTCTCCGCATCGGCATTCTGGTGGACAAGCAGTCGCCAGATATTGCAATGGGTGTGGATAAGGGCGGTGCCGGTGACCAGGGTATCATGTACGGCTACGCCACCAACGAGACGGCAGAGCAGATGCCGATCCCGTACATGGTCGCCACCAAGTTTCTGCAGCTGCTGAAGAACCATCCGTCCAAGATGTTCCGGGCGGATGCCAAGGCACAGGTCAGTTACGACTACGACACCGGACGCATCACCACCTTCCTCTGCTCCGTGCAGCACAGCCCGGATGTGGAGGTCAGCGACTTCCGGCACATCATCGAATCCATGATGGTGCTGGCTGCCTGCGAGTACGGTCTGGATGGTGACTTCACGAAGCTGG